TTGGATCCCAGCCCGCCAGCGCGTCATTGGCAGCTCTGATGGACTCGCTGTCCGGCGTCAGCCACAATTGCCCGTCATAAACGCAGTCGAATGCGCCGTTTTCAAAGATCACGCCCGAAATCGTATTGGGAAAGGACGCGCTGCGCACGCGGTTTAGCACCACCGCCGCCACCGCCACCTTGCCCGTGTACGGCTCCCCGCGCGCTTCGCCGTGCACCAATCGCGCCAGCAGATAGCTCTCGCTCTCCGTTGCCGCTGCCTGTACGCTGCCGCCGTCATTCATATCAATGCCCAGCGCAGCCGCCGTTGCATTACCCACCACGCCGTCGGCCTTCAGGCCGTTTTTCTTTTGGAACCACACCACCGCGTCATACGTTTTCTGGCCGAAATGTCCGTCCACCGCGCCTGAAAAATAGCCGTACTGCTTGAGCTTTTGCTGCACGCGGGAGACCATTTCCCCCTGCTGTCCCCAATATACAATACCGTTTGCCCCGCGCATGCTCAGAAGCATCATCATCACAATCACAATTGCCGCGGCGCGCCGCATTTGCTTTGCCATACCATCACCTCGCGCGTAGTGTGCGCGGAAATTTCCGGATTTATCATAATTTCCATTTCTTCACAATCATTTCTGCATTTTCCGTCACCCAAAGCCATGGCGGGACACATTTTCCCTATGCTATCCTTATCATGCGCAAAAGCAAGGTCCCCGGACGCCTTGCTTTTATTTTATTTTGGAGGTGATTATGGCCAAGACCAAAGACCCCGCGCGCAAGATCCGCACCCAGGCCGAGCAGGCGGCGCTGCTTGGCATTGACCGGCTTGCGCAGATCCTCGCCGATCCCGACACGCCCAACGGCGATGTTTTCAAAGGGCTGTCGCTGCTCTTTGAACGCATCTACCAGCGCGATAATGCCGAAAACGGCATGCTCGGCGATTTTGAGATCCGCCTCAAGGCATGACGCGCAAAATCATCCTGCCCCGCAGCGCGTTCAATCCCGTCTATATCCCCTGTTTGGACGCGCCCGAGCGCTACCAGATCTACTTTGGCGGCGCATCGTCGGGCAAAAGCTGCTTTCTGGCCACGCGGCTGGTGCTTGATACGCTTTCCGGACGCAATACGCTGATCGTGCGCAACGTCGCCAAGACGCTGCGCACCAGCTGCCTGAACGAAGTGATCAAGGCCATCGGCCGGCTTTCTCTTTCCGCCGCCTTTCGCGTCAACCGAACGGAGATGGTCATTACCGCACGCAACAACGGCGCGCAGATGATATTCTGCGGCCTGGACGACGTGGAAAAAATTAAATCCATCACCCCGCAATCGGGCACGCTCACCGACGTGTGGATCGAAGAAGCCACAGAAATCGCCTACACCGATTTCAAGCAGCTGGATAAGCGCCTGCGCGGCCGCACGCGGTATGTCAAACGCATGACGCTCTCGTTCAACCCCATTTACAAAACGCACTGGCTGTACCGCGAATTCTTTTCCGGTTTTGATGAGACACACCCTTTTTATCGTACCGACAGTCTGCTCATTCTCAAAACCACCTACCGCGACAACCAGTTCCTCACCGAGGATGATATCAAAGCCCTGGAGGATGAGCGCGACCCCTATTTCCGCGCCGTCTACACCCTGGGGCAATGGGGTACGCTTGGCGAAAACATCTTCACCAACTGGCGCACGGAAGATCTCTCTCACCTGCAAAACAGCGAAAAATGCCGCTATGGGCTGGATTTTGGTTTTTCCAGCGATCCGTGCGCCTGCGTCAAGTGTCTTTATGAGGCTGACCGCAAGCGCGTGTATATCCTGGATGAACTCTACGAAAAAGGCCTGACCAACGACATGCTGGCAGAGAAATTGCGCACCTTTGCCCCGCATGGCCTGATCACCTGCGACAGCGCCGAGCCCAAGAGCATCTTTGATCTCAAGCGCTCAGGCGTCTTTGCCCTGCCCGCAAAGAAAGGCCCCGACAGTCTCATGCACGGCATCCAGTGGCTGCGCTCGTGCGAAATCGTGGTAGACCCGCGCTGCGCCAACATGCGCCGCGAGCTCACCCTCTATCAGTGGAAGCGCGACCGCAGCGGACAGTCCATCCGCGAGCCCATGGACCGGGACAACCACCTCATCGACGCGCTGCGCTATGCGCTGGAACGCGATATGAACGCCTGCTACGCCGCCGTGCAGGCAAGACCCAATTGGTAAAGGAGACCACATGATCAAACGAAGCAAATCCTTTATGACGGCAGAATTGCCCTCGCCCGAGCTTCTGCGCGGCGTGCTGCGCGAGCATGCCCGCAACTGCGCAAAACTCCATCGTCTGCACGCCTACTACGAAGGCCGCCACGATATATTGCGCCGCGAACGCCGCAAGGGCCTGCCCAATTCCCGCGTGCCGCACAACTACCCCGCCTACATCAGCGACATGGCGGCGGGCTATCTCATCGGCACCCCCATCCGCTACGAGTATGACGACAGCGAAGCCCTCGCTCCTGTGCTGGAAACGCTGCACGAAAGCGACACGCAGTCGCTGGACGCCGAGATCGCCTCCCAGCAAAGCGTCTTCGGCCGCGGCGTGGAATTGATCTACGCCGATGAAAACGCCCGTCCGCGCTGTGTGGCGCTCGATCCCCGCGACGCCTTTGTCGTATACAGCGACGATGAAACTTTTCAGCCGCTCTTTGGCGTGTATCTGCGTCCCGAATACGATGTGCGCGGCAGCCGCGTGGGGCTGCGCGTGACGGTGTATACCGACGCGCTCATCGCCCGCTACCGCTGCGCACAGGCCGCCGCCATCCGCGAGCCCGCAGATGTAAGCGCGCACTATTTCGGCGCAGTTCCGCTGATCGAGTACTGGAACAATGCCCGCGAAACGGGCGATTTTGAGCGTGTGCTGCCGCTGATCGACGCTTATGATACGCTGCAAAGCGACCGCGTCAACGATAAGCAGCAGTTCGCCGACGCGCTGCTGGTGCTCACCGGCGTAATGGGCATTGCCGCGCCTGAACAGGATGATGGCCTGACGCCCGGCGAAAGACTGCGCCAGGATAAAACGCTGTCCTTGCCCGACAGCACCGCCAAGGTCGAATGGCTCACCAAGGAGGCACAGGAAAGCGATGCGGATGTGCTGCGTCTGGCGCTGGCGCACGACATCCACAAATTCTCCATGGTGCCTGACCTCACCGACGAGCACTTTGCCGGCAATCTCAGCGGCGTGGCCATGCGCTACAAATTGCTGGGCCTTGAGCAGCTCACTTCCATCAAGGAGCGCTATTTCCGCGAGGGCCTGCGCCAGCGCATCCGCCTGATCGCGCGCTATCTGTCGCTGCTGGGCGGGCGCGAAGTGGACGTCAATAACGTACGCTTCATCTTCACGCGCTCCCTGCCCGTCAACGAAATGGAGCAGGCGCAGGTCGTCAGCATGCTTAACGGCATCGTAGACAAGGAAAAGTTGCTGCCCCAGCTCTCCTTCCTGCGCGACATCCCGATGGAAGGCGGTGAAAATCATGCGTCTTGACCCCTTCCTCGCGCCCGATGATCCCCAGCCTGCGGACGAAAAGCGCTTCACCGAAAGCGACATGCAGGAACTGAAAGACCATTTCGCCGCCGAAAAGCAGCGCTATGAAACAGCGCTGCGTCAGGAAGCTGCCGCCCGTCAGCAGGCGGAAACCACGCTGCACGCCCAGCAGGAAGCGCTGCACGCCCACGAAATGCGTCTCAAAGCGCAGGAAGAATTGCGCACGCGTCAGCTGCCTGAGCAGCTGCTTGGCGCGCTCAACCTCTCCAGCGAAGAAACGCTGCTGTCCACCCTCGCCTGCGCCGAGGACGCCTTCCGCAAAGCGCTGGAAGAAGGCGTGCGCCAACGTCTCAGCGGTCAGGCGCCCAGCCTGATTCCCCTGCCGCAGAAAAAATCCAAACCCCGAACCCGTTCCTATCAGGAGGCCGCAGCCGATTATATGCGCGGCCTGAACAACCATTAAACAGGAGGTACATTTATGTCCACTACGCTCACTTCCAATCTGATCATCCCCGAAGTCGTCTCCGGTCTGATTGATTCCAATCTCGGCGATGGCATCACGCTCCTGCCTCTGGCCGAAATGGACGATACCCTCGTCGGCCAGCCCGGCGACACCCTCAAGTTCCCCGTCTTCGCCTACATCGGCAAGGCTGCCGTCGTCGCCGAAAACGGCCAGATCATCCCCGGTCAGCTGACCGCCAGCATGAAGTCCGTCACCGTGCAGAAGTACGCCAAGGCCATTTCCATCAGCGATGAAGCCCGCCTGTCCGGCTACGGCGATCCCGTAGGCGAAGGCAGCCGCCAGCTGGCGCACGCGCTGGATCACGCGGTGGATGACGATCTGTTCCAGTGCCTCAACGACATGGGCGTGGCCCGCAAGTACGTCACCGGCGATATCAGCGCCGACGCCATTGCCGATGCGCTGACGCTCTTTGGCGAAGATCCCGAAGGCAATAAGGTGCTGCTGACCGACGCCAAGGGGCTGGCCACGCTGCGCAAGGATCCCGATTTCGTCGGCCGCGGCGACATGGGAGAAGAACTGGTCATGCACGGCGCCAAAGGCGAAGTGTGGGGCTGCGAAATCGTCGTCAGCAACAAGGTGCGCGAAAACACGCAGGTGAAGGAAAAGAACTATTTCATCGTCAAGCCCGGTGCGCTGCGTCTGGTCAATAAGCAGGGCGCGCTGGTGGAAATCGAGCGCGAGCCCGAATACATGCGTGATAACATCTACGCCTCCCTGCACTGCGTCCCCTACCTGTACGACGCCAGCAAGGTCGTTGCCCTCACGCAGTTCACCGGTCTGCAGTCCCTGACCGAAAATGCCCAGAAGCTTGGCTTCAAGGCCGAAAAGACCGCCGACGGCCTGATGACCATCACCATTCCCGAAGAATGGGCCGCGCCCGCCGGCTATCACTGGGGCTACAAGACCAACACCTCCGGCGCGGACGAAGGCTCCTACGGCACGGCCTATACCGCCGCCACCGCCTATACCGGCGCGCCGGTCGAATATACCGGCACCTACTGCCATCTGATGCTGCTGGGCAGCGACAATAAGCCCGTCAAGACCATGACGCTGCCCATCGTCTGATAAGGAGGTCTCATGAGCATTTCGGAATTGCTCACGCGTCTCAAGCAGCGATTGAACATTACCGGCGAAGAAAAGGATGAGCTGCTGTGCGATCTGCTGGCTGATGCCCATGCGCTGATGCTCGCCTTCATGAACCGCACAGAGCTGCCCGAGGCGCTTTTCCCCGCGCTGATCCGCCTTGCCTGTATCCTCTATAACCGTTTGGGGATAGAAGGCGAAAGCCATCACAGCGAGGGCAGCGTGTCGATGACCGTCGATTCCCTGCCGCAGGAAATCACTCTTCAGCTGATGCCCTACCGGCTGTTAAGGACGGTGATGCTGTGAATCTGCGTCGCTGCACGCTCAAAACCTTCTTCATCGCCCGTCCTGCGCCTGTGTCCGACGCCCTCGGCGGCATGCGCGAGCACTTCGCCGCGCCGCATCAGACGGTGCAGGGCCATCTTCTGCCTACAGGCGGCCAGCATAAAAAGCTCGCCGCAGGACTTACTGAAAAAGCCTCCTGCACTCTGTTATTGCCGCCCGGCAGCGATATCCGTCCCGGCGACGGCATAGGTCAGACTGCAGAAAACATGGCCTACCGCGTCGTCCGCTGCGATCGCTATCCCCTGCACGTATGCGCGCATCTGGAGGAAAGAACCCATGCCGCGCTTTGATGCCTGCCGTCAAGCGCTGCAAGCGCGTATTGAAGCTGCCGTCCGCGCCGCCTCTTTGCGCGCAGCGCAAACTGCCCGCGGCATCGTGCCCGTGGGCGACGGCAAGGACGGCGGGCACCTGCGCGATCATATTTTCTCCTCCGTCTCTGCCCTGCCCGGTTATTGCACCGGCTCCGTCACGGCGGACAAGCACTACGCCGTCTACGTAGAATTGGGCACATCCCGCATGGCGCCGCATCCCTACCTGCGTCCCGCGCTCAGGGGACACAGGGATTTCTTTCTTCGTGAACTGAGCAAATAACATATACCGGCGGCGGACTGTACAGTCCGCCGCCTTTTTTATTTGAAAGGAGGCGATCCTTTGCCCGATATCTCTCAGGACGTTCTTTCCGCGCTTCAAAGCATACACACGCTGGTGTATTATCACCATCCCGACGTCCTCACGCAGTTCCCCTGCCTGATCTATTTTGAATCCGGCAACGACGTGCACAGCCGCGCAGACGGGCAGCCCTTCCTGCATGAAATCGAATTCACGCTGGAAATCTACGCCCTCACGCCCGAGATCACCCATGCCCTGTCCGCCGCAGCCGATGAAAAGCTGCGCGAAACAGGCCTGAACCGCACGTACTGCTGCGATCTTTTTGACGATGACGCCCGTGCGCACCGCCGCGTCCTGCGTTACCGCGCGCTGTGCGACAATTCTTCCATTCTCACCCAGTAAAGGAGGCACCTTATGGCTACCAAATCCCTTGGCACTACGTTAACTTTCAACAACATCCCTGTCGGCACGCTCTCTTCCATCAGCGAGATAACCTGCGACAGCGAAATGATCGACGTCACGACCCTGACTTCCCCCGACGGCTGCCGCGAGTACATGCAGGGCGCAAAGGACTGCGGCGAAATTCGCCTGACAGGCTTTCACACCCATAACGAAGCAGGCCAAACCGCTCTGCGCGCGGCGTATGACGAAGGCAGCGCCGGCACTTGCTGCATCACCTTTCCGGACGGCGCCAAGGCGACTTTCCGCGCGCTTGTCAAATCCCACGCCCTGGGCGCGGCGCAGGTAGACAGCGCTATTCAGTTTGTCTGCGTACTGCGCGTGAGCGGCAAGGTGGTCTTCTCCTGATGCGCTACATTGAAATCGCCTGCCGCACCTGGCCGCTGCGCTTCACCGCGCGCTCCGTCCTGCGCACGCAGCAATTGATCTCCCAGCCCTTTGAAACGCTCTTTTCCACCGGCGAAGAGGGCGTAAAGACGCTGCTGTACTGCGCGCTGTGCGACGCGTATCCCCTGATCACGCTGCGCAAGGCCCATGCGCTCTTTGACGCGCTGCTGCCCGATATCGCGCCGCTCTACGACCTGCTGGCCCGCGCCTATGACGACAGCGGCTTTCCGCGCGAAGGTGTCACGCAAGCGCAGTTTGACCGCCTTCTTGACGCCGCCGCCCGCGCCGGCATGCGCCCGCGCCCGCAAAACAAATGACGGATGAGCAAATGCTCTCCGCCCTCAAAATCTTTGCAAGGAGGTTTGACCGTGCCAACGCTTGATACCCTCACCGTCCGCTTTGAAGCCGACGCGCGCAATCTTTTGCAGGATCTGACCGCGCTGGAAACGCGCCTTGACCAGCTTCAGCAGGGCAAAAACATTTCCTTCCCCGGCGCGTCGGAGCTTGAAATGCAATTGACCGTCACGGCGGATCAGGCCATCTCCCGCGCGCTGTCCACGGCGGGCGATACCCTGTCTTCCGCCGTCCTCAGTCACGAAGCGCAGTTTTCCGCCGCGCTTTCCCAGGCGCAGTCCGCCCTTGCCGACGCGCTCAGCCAGGCGGTCAACAAAATCGCTTCATCCATTCACATCGCCGTGCCCGTGTACATCGACGGCCAGAAGGTCGCTTCCGCCGCGGTCAAAAACATCCGCCGGCAGTCCATTTCGCGCGGAACGCCCGTGGCGCTGGATTAAAGGAGGCAAGCATGTCTGTTTTTACTGTCAATGATTTTGCCGCACCCGCGCCGACTTCGCTCACCGTGCAATTGGAAGACGTGCGCTTTTCCGCGCAAACGGCACTGTCCGGGCGCACGCATGTATCCCGCGCCGCCGTCAAGCGCCGCATCAGCGTCTTCTGGGCATACATGCCGCAGAATCAGCTGCTCTCGCTCCTGTCCGCCGTCAGCGATCAAAGCGCGTGCACCGTTTCTTTCCCCGATCCCCTCACGGGCGATCTGCTGTCCGTCCCCGCCTATGCCGTCCACCGAAGCGTGGGCCTGTACCGCATGCAAAACGGCGCGCCCGTGTGGACGAACATCGAAATGACCTTCATGGAAAGCTGAAAGGAGAATCCGTATGCCCGATTATTCCGCACCCTCCCGCACGCTTTCCGTCCGCGCCGCAATGACGCTGCTTACCGGCCATGTCTTTTCGCTCACGGGCGACGACATCCTCTCTTACGCCCTTTCCGAAGGCGCCGCAGGCGGCGACATGCTGCTGGGCAGCGCGCTGTCCGCCCACGGCACGCTGACGCTGCTCAGCCCTTCCGGCGCATGGAAAAAAGGCGGCGAAAAGCTTGGCAATCGTACGCTGGCAGGCGCTGAAGTACGTATCGAGATCGGCCTTGAGGAAAACGGCGCATTCACTTACACCCCCGCCGGCAGCTTCATCGTATCGCGCATCGAAGCCGCAGAGGGCGAGGATACCGTTACGCTGTCCGGCTACGACCGATTGCTGCAC